AATATAGGGCATCCCCTAATATAGGCTTAAGATCGAATTGTTGAGCTTCCTCAATATAGATGTCTAAGCGAGGGTAATCAATGTCAGCTATAGGCCGATATTTTTTAATGTCCTCTTTGGTAATAAGTAACATATCATTCGTATTTTAAAGGATCAATTAAAAAATTATCTGGCAATTCTCTGTACCAATGCTTAGCAATTTTCTTAAAAACTCTGCTTAATATGTCTCTTCTGCCTTTTGTAACGCTATTGAAATATTTAAATGACTGCTCCATTTGATCCTGATTGAACATTCCGCCCTCTGGAAGCACTCCGAGTATTTCAGCAGGCATTGAATAATTTTCTCGAATAGAGTTTTTAACGTTTTTTGCTGTAAACTCAAACATCTTATCAACATTTGGCAATGAAACAGAATCAAATAAACTGTTTGCTTGACCGTCTGGATTCTCAGCGACCATTATACGACTACCTCCAGCTCCTTTATGTCTGTTTATTTTGTTTTCAACACCGATCTTCTCAGTATCATCTTTAAACGTACCGGGGTACTTGAACACAGTAGTACCAACAAAGCCCTCTTGAATGTTAGATAGCTCATAAACGCCAATTTCACTCTGCGTTTGTGCGTTATCAAACACGGGGTCAAATGTCGCTAATGGATAGGCATCTTTAGGCGTTAAATAAAGTAATTGGCCTGGGTGATTTGCCCAACCTACTTCTTTAATCTCTCTTTCAATGTTAAGAGGATTGAAAATAGGGTAATTAAGGATATTAATGGAGTTGTTAGGGGTCTTGTTGAAATCCCGCTCCCAGTTATCAGAGAATTTAATGTTATTTACAAACCCTTCATCATCTTGAATCCCCAATCGAGCGTATTTAAACTCGATTGGGGTAATAGAATTGATCTTATAATTAAGATTGTAGGTAACATGAAAAACCGCACCATCAAATAAAGAATGATCGTTTGAAATCAGCTTTAAAATATCATCAGCCGTTTGGCCTTGATTGTTGAATATGGTTGCTTTTAATATTGGGTCAATAAAGCCGTTACCTGATGTAAATTCACCTAGCTTTTCAACGGCTGATCTTAGTGTATAAGACCTGTTTTTGATTTCCTCCGCTCTTTGAGGGTAAAGGTTGTCATGATCATACGACTGGACGCCATCAACACGATTGATGAAGGTCGGTACTCGTTTGATATAAGGTTCATTACGGGCATAGATCATATTACTCTTTATTTAGAGCTTTTAGATTTCTTCTTAGGCTCTTGTTTTGGTACTTCTTCCTGTGTGACTGTAAGTACTCTTGTATTATCTTTCCACTGCGTTTTTAACGACTTAATGAAATCAGCGTCCAATTGATCTACCTCAATTACTTGACCTACTTCATCAATCCAAACACGTTTTTTTTCTACTCCGTCAATTTTTACTATCGCTGGCTTCATTCTTAACTTTATTAGTTTCGAAATACTTTTCAAATTCCTTATTACGTGCAACCGCTCTTTTATAAAGAGAAGGGTCTTTTAGTAAGGAGTCAGAAGTAATAACTCCAACCCCTTTTACTATCAGCTTACCAATGTTTTTCTTAAGTTTCATTGTAGCGTATTTTAAGGCTCTAGTGCTATAATTAAAGCTAGTGTAGTAGCGTAATCAGTGTCGAACAATGTCTGAGGTAATTTAGCCTCGTTTGCCACTTCGTCACTAGCTAGTACTAATGTATAAGCTCCGTTATTTTCTCCGGTACTCTTCACCTGGCCCGAAGTTAAAACAAGTCCTTGATTCAATCCGTATACCTCAAACGAGTTTGCATTTTTACCGTTATTTTCCACGATAACTATGAACCGCCCTAGTGCTAAATTTTGAACTTGGTTTTTTATAACCTGAGTTATCCCGAAAATCGTTAATCCAGTTTGATGCTTAAACAACGACTGACCAGAGTCTGGAACAATTAGTTCCTGTACACCCGATACGCTGTTTCTAAAGCCTTCAAACTTAAAAGCTGTCTTACTAGCTGCTAATGTTATATCCGTTAACAGGTTGTCAAGCGTTCCATCCTCAACAACTGCCGTTACATCACCATGATTCAGTACCCAGATACGAGCGTTAGCCCCTCCCTGTAAGGGGTTTTCACAATCGTATGTGACTCCTGCTATTATTTCTCCACAAGGCATATTAAAAAGGGTTTAATTAAGCTGAAATTTCTCGGGTGCATATTCTAACGGCTGTGCCATCAAAATAGCCTACTACTGTTGCAAACTGATTTGCAGGAACGGTTACCGTTCCACTCGACTCAAAGCCTGTGCCTAAAGTTACAATTCGTTGCGTTGCATCTGTTTCAACCATAATAACTACTTTGTCAAATAGCTCTAATTCGGAAACATCAGCGTTAATAGTCATTGCGCCTGTTAATTGAGCGTATTTGACTCTGTTCTCACTCACTCCCACAAGTGTCAACGCTGAAGTTGCAGCGTAGACTGGGGCTTGGTCGTTAATGGTCTGAAAATCCATCTTGTTATGACCTGGCTTATTTTCTATATTTCTAGACATTTTCTTATTATTTATTAATCTGTGTAGTAAGTTAAATCTTCGCCTATCTTGATTTGCGTATCAGCTCCCATCTTCATTTTGAAGAAAAATTCATCAGAGTAGTTATTCAATCTATCAACTTTGATAGTATCAAAATCATTAGTTGCTGTAAGTCCTAACCAAATGTTGGACATTCTTGAAGTCCCTCCAACAGTACCAAACATTTTGTTTCCTGTCAAACCAATCAATGGAACAAGTGTCTTGCTCTTGAATGTTTTAGCAATGGTTTGTGTTGGGTCCGGCCCTTTATTAGATAGTGCTATAACTGCTGACTGGTATAATTCCCATGCTGCAATTGGCATAAAGATTTTATAGTCTGGATTCTCTCTGGCTTCTACTCTTGTAGCATCGTACACTTTACCGATTTCTGCGATAATGTTAGATGCCGTTAAAGTAGTCCCTGTAACATCTACCACGTCACCATCAGCAGCAGCCCTTACTTGTAGGCCGTTGAACTTATCTAGTGGAGCAACGCCCGAAACCTTGTCACCTTGCCAGATTGCCTTGCCCATATAAGGTGCAACACCGTTCTGACCGTTCATAATTTCATCCATCATAGCTACTTGAGCTTCAGGAGGAAGTTCTGAATAAACAAATTCACCTTTTGGCTGTGCAAACTCCCAAAAATCCCTGAACTCATTCGGGTTAAATTTTAGGAAAACCAAAAAGTTGTCCGGCTGTAAAATCTTGTTTGTGATTGTGAAATTTCCACTTGCTTCTGGTGTAGACTGATCGTCTTGGATTATACTAGACATATCAAGACGCTGCATGTTACGTTTAGACATGATATCAGACTCAATATGAATGTGACCCCCGTCAACGGTTTCATTACCACGTACTGCGAGCCTCATTAACTCTTCAACTACGTCACCTGCGTAGGTTGTTGTAATATTTGGATTTGGCATTTTCTTTTAATTTATTTTTATTGTGCGATTCCCATTCTCTTTCTAACAGCTTCAAGTCGTTCATTGACGTGAGCCTTTACTTTTACCCCATTTGCGACTCCTGAAAAAGCCCCTGATGAACCAGCCTTTGGAGCTTTGCCAACAGTGATAAGTTCTTTTAACGCTTTAATTTCTGCTTGAAATTCCAATGCTTTTGGTTCGTCATCGTCTTTTTTCGATTTAATTGAAGCCTCTATGCTTTCAATCTTCTGATTTTGAGCCTCAATAAGCTGTAAAATCTTTTCGCTTAACGTTTCTTCAGACACATCTTCCCCAGCTTCTGCTACTGCTGTTATAATTCCAGCTTCAACGGTTATCGTTCTACCATCTGCCAACGTATGTGGGCCATCTGGTGCAGGTATCTCCGTTGGTTCGCCTTCCTCAGCGACTACAACATTCTTACCTTCCAAAACATCGTCCTCTGTGAAGACAAAAACCTGTACGCCTCCCTCTAAATCAACGAGCAATGACTTTGCTTCAGGCTTTTCTTGCGCTTCCCCTTTTATTTTTCTCAATAAAGTGTCTGCTATTTTTTCTAAATTGGATTTAGACATAGTATTTTGATTTTTTATTAATGCTAATGCTTGTATTGCTTGTTTTTGTCTCGTTGCAAAGCCTAAATTAACGGCCTGTTCCGAAGTTAAAGAGGTTTCAGCATCCATTAAAGGTTTCAATCCTTCTTCTGTAACGCCTGTCTTCTCCAAATAGAACTTCCTTAAGTTACTTTCTTCCTTTTTCAAGTACTCAGAAACGGCATCTAAATGATTGCTGTCCCCTGCTCCTGCTTCAGTCCAAGGATTGTGAATAAAAAATTGATCTCCTGACCCTATTACCCTATCCTGACCTACAAGAAATATTTTAGTTGCTATACTCCCGATATCCCCATCCGAAGTAGTGTTAACCGTATGATCTTTCTTAAGCGACTCTAAGTAATTATATATATCATTCCCAGTTTCGACTAATCCCCCTGGAGATTTGACATGAACCAATATAATTGAATTGTGCTTTACTGAATTGTATTGCTGAATCACGTCAACAAGTTCAACGCCCCTAACTAGATTGCCTTGTGCATCCTCGTAAGACCCTATTGAACCATTTATATAGATATCACCTATCATTCCGGTAAATATAGACACTCTATATTTTTATATATTGACAAAGATTTGTACCTTAGACTCGAAACTAAACAAATAAGACTATGACAAATCAAGACATTTTAAACACGTACGGCATCCAACACAAATTTTTTTCTCTTGGATTAAGATGCTTTATAATTGATTTTGAAATAACAAAAGATCAGTTCATGGAG